GCTCTGCATATTCACGATTGAAAGCATTTGCTTCTTCAATCAAATCCAGCGCACCCTCACGCAGGTTAACAACAAGAGTGCTGTAGTTGCTAACACCAATAGTGCCCTTCATGCCATACTTGGCAAGTACTGCCTTGATGCCCGGAGCAAGTTCTGCCTTACGTGCTTGATTCATATAAGCCATTTTGGAAGTCCTCTGTTTCGCTGTCTACATTTATAATATAGTGTAAGATGTCTTACTTGTCAACCATTAAAATCCGGAAGTTCGAACCAATGTGTAGGAGCAAACTCATGCTTCCAACGAGGGAACTCACCGTTCACTGCCCATGTAGTTACCGGATCACTGGTGTAGTTCCGCACAGAACCTTCAGTAACGTTAAACGCTTGGACTACAAACATCTTCTTGGTATTCTTTGGTGCGGATTCGATCGATTTCCATTCAGTCATTTGCAAACCCTCCCTCTTCTTCGCTGTCTACTATTATAATATAGTGTAAGATGTCTTACTTGTCAACACCTTTTTAGTAAGAAATTACACTTTTTTGCAGTTTATCTCCGTAAAACATCACACCCTTTTCCTTCACAACATCAACAAGAATTTGCGGTGTAGTGTCTGCAATGTTGCGAAGTGTGTTTTCGTCAATCTCATCGTCAACGTTGATGCCCCAGATTTGAGGACTGCGCTGCGGATTGAATCGGGCCCTCATTGTCAGCATATTGTAAATGCTACCAATGGCATGGGGCGGATTTTCGCCGCTAAGTTTAGCAGCAATATTTTCTTCACGCATCTTTCCAACGGGAACGATAGCTTCAATGCCGTTCGTGTCCCAACTAATAAGAAATTCTGCCATTGCGATCTCCTTTGCTTACATATACAATATAGTGTAAGACGTCATGGATGTCAACCGTTAAAGTGAAATATCTTCTAGTCCAGCTGCACGAAGTTTTACGATGTTATTGATCTGAAATTGCTTTGCATCTAGTGCTTTAATGAGTCCCATATACTTGTTTCGTACTAGGGCAAACTCATTACAAATATGCTGTTGGTCAACTACGTCTTGTTCGCCTTCGGCATACTTGTCCGCATCTCTCGAACTAAGAGCACGGTTGTAGTGTTCGAGAAACTTTTTGTATTTCTCTGTTTTAACTTTACGTAGTTCAATATTTAGGTATTCAAGGATTGCTTCTATCTCCTGCAACTGATTAAAACGATGTTCAACTATACCAGGCATATCACGTGAATGCTTTTCTACGTTGCCTTTAAGGCTACATTCAAGTCTTGCTTCGTCTAGCTGTCTTTCGTAATAATCAATTGCAGGGACAATATTAGCTATGTCTTTTCGGACTTCATTAAACCAATGCATTACCAGTTATCATCTTCATCATATTCGTCTAAATTTGTATGTTCAATATAATGATCTCTTAACACTTTGTCAACTGTTCCGTCATAACCTACTAACTCGTCGGCACAATCTTCTACATCAATTGTTTCTTCAAGTGTCATGATAAACTTTTGACAAGCATCATATTTGTCTTTTGGTGAAATATATGGTTTAAGTGCCATCCAAAGGTTCATATACTGTTCGATTTCATCTTCACTCAGTTTCATATGTAGTAGTTTCCTCAGATGTTATTTCGTCGATATTTAGCTCGTTCACTTCAATATCTTCTACAACATCATCTACTATATGGTCATCCCATTGTTTCATAATTAGATCCAAGCAGCCGTCTTCGTTTGATTCCCATGCTTTACGGAATTTGAGAATTACTTCGCCTGTTTCCTTATCAATATATTCCAAACGGTTGCCGCTTTTTTTAAGTACACCTTTGCCTTCGGCCAAGTCTACAAGTCCGCTGTATGGGCTCATACCAGTTTCATATGGAATCTTAACTTGTACACTTTCAAAAGGTTTAGCATAGCGTGTTTTCATAACTTTACAGGCGGCACGGATACCACGTACTTCGCTGATTTTATTACCTGCATCGTCCTCTTTTAGTTTGAGTTTACGCATGGCAACAACAATACTTGACGCATAGATAAATCCTTGTCCGCCTGAGATTTTATCATCAGGATCAAACATATCTTGCGATGCATAAGTGTGGTTAGTTGCAACAAGTCCGATGTTATAATCACCAAACATGTTTACACAGTTACGAACAAGTGCCGTAAGTGCTTTGGGCTTACGACCTAAGTCACCTTTGAGATCGCCTTTTTCAAACTGCGCCACATCTGTGGGTGTAAGCATCATACCTAAACTGTCAATAACAAACAATACTTTAGGACGATCTTCGTTATCTTTGTCGGCATATTCTTTTTTATAGTCTGACATAAAGTCGTTGATGACTTTTGCAACATCATCAATCATTGCTACATTAAGTTTTAGCAATCTATCTTCGCTGGTGTCAACATCAAGTGCTTGTAGCCACTTTTCGTCTAGCGCATTTTCCGTATCAATTAGAACAACAAAAATACCTTGCTTTTGTGCTTCACGTACTAGATTTCCGCTACAAATAAAACTTTTACCTGCACCCGATTCACCTGCAAACACGGTTACTTTGCCTAGCGGAACACCACCGTCAAAACGTCCGCTTACAAGTTTGTTTAGTGTATAATTGCCTGTTGAAATCCATGTGTCGGGATCTCTAAATCCACTGCTAAGTCCCGGCACACTTTTGGTAATACTTTTGCGAAATTTCGCAATGTCAAAAGGTTTTGCCATTAACTACGTTCCATATTTGCTGCTTCGTGTGCGAGTTCTGCAATTTCATCCATACTAGTGCACATAATCTTTGCAGTGGCCCAGTCATCGTCGGAATCTCGTCCACTAATTTCAAACATATAACCGTTGTCGTACATGTTTACTGTAAACTGTTCATCTACTTTAGAAAGTTTTTCACTAATTTTCATAATTATCTCCAGAATAAAGTTGTGAAGTGCAAGGGTTTAACCCTTGCACTTTATTAATCACTTACGGTTGCGTATTGCTGCAAGAATATCTTGTGCGCTAGGCTTCGATTCACTATCAGTTGGAACACTAACCGGAGCACTTGCTTCTGCTGCAACTTCTTCGTTTGATTTGAAAGGAATATCATCTTCCTCTTCGATTGAAGTTGGCACAGGGGCAGGTTTAGGTGTTGGCGGAGCAACACTACTTGTGTTATTCGGTGCACTATTGCTTGTGTCGATTTGCACCCCTGCTGGTCGATAGAAATTTCCCCAACGGTCTGGATCGTACATTTGTCCATCTACACTTGCTTCGAACATCTCTTGGATAATTTGAAGTTCTTGTTCATTAGGTTGTTTAGGAAGATAGTCATTAAGATTAAACAGTCCGTGAGTTTCGATCGCTGAACGCTCGTTACTATCTAGGCTACGTTCACGACGTGCCCAATTACTGGTGCTGTAATCTGCATACTGACCTTTCATAGTCTTGGTCAAACGGAAATCAGTGCCACCTTCATAATCTGTTGGCAATTCTTCAAAATCCGAGTCCATAAGTGCTCCTTTGATGATTTTGAAAATGCTAGGATTAATAATGAAACGTCGAATCGGATTATCGGGCGTTGTGTCTTCTTGTAAGCTACTTTCAACTACAAAACCCTGGAACACATAACTACGCTTTTTCCAGTACTTGCGACCCATTTCCTCAAGAGCAGGATCTTTGAACCAATTGCGTACTTCACTTAGAATCGGGCATGATCCTACTGGTCCCCACATTTCGTTACATGGAACTGTAACTGAAACACGTCGACTGTTTTCATCACCTTTGACCCCTGCAAAGTCCAACCGGATCATCTGGCGTTCACGCCAAAAGAATGTATTACTCGTATCTCCATCTGGAAGAAAACGAATTACACTCGTTGTATTTTCTGGAATGTTCCAAAATGGGAAGATAGCATTATCACCTCCTGCTGATCCTCCGCTTGCACTTTTTTCTTGTGCTTGTAGTTTTGCTCTAATTTCTGCCAATGTAGCCATAGTTTTTCTCCTTTATTTTGCCTATGTTTTGCCTAAGTGTGCCTCAGCGACAACTTGTTTATTGTCACTATAGTAATGTATTGTATTTATAATGTCAACCAAAAAGTTTACTGATATCGTATTTGTTAATAGCTGCATATACAGATTCAGTATAGATTTCGTTAACATCGCCTTTAGATGACTCGCTAGTCACAGTTTGAAGCTTAGGCATCAACGACGCTAGTGCACGTGCTGATTTACTAAGCATAGCATCATTGTTGATGTTGTCAACTATTTTGCTAGTGGCTTCTAGCAAGCCTGCTAATTCTTTTTCGCTTTCGTGTAATACACTAGAGCAGTAATTTACCAAAGATCCTATTGTTTGAACAGGTGAAATACTTTCTGTTTTAAATCTCATAGGATTCTCTGGGTCATTTTTAATGTCTATACCTTTTTGTATAGCAAATGTTTCTTTGGATTCAACACATTGCACTAAACTGTTTAATATGTTAGAGATCGATTCGTATGTTTGTTGTTTGGCTTGCATTTCTTTTACTAGCTTATTAACATAAGGAAGTGCACTTTCAACATTTTCATCAAAAAATTGTACAGTAAATTTGTCTTTGATGTCTGTATAATCATCCTCATCTAACTGCTCGTCTAGATTTGCAAAGTTTTCAAATGCCGCGGCATATGTTTTGCTACCTTTTAGTTTGTTTAAACTTTCGCGGATATTTGTAATACGTGCATTTACTGCTTCAACAATATCCGAAGTATTTTCGTTAACTAAGCCATTCTTTTCACTATAACGTTTAAACTCTTTAAGCTTCTTTAGTTCTGTACACTGTTCAACGATATGCTGTCCAAAAGCATCATATGGATTACCACCTTCTTTAACGTGACGAAGCATAGCACGACCGCCCGCTAAGTTGTTGCTAGGAAACTTGTAACGTTCGCCATCGGCATTTTCAATATAAATTGCACTAATGTTTCGGCTACGTGACCCGCGACTTTCTTCATTGACTGGCTTAGTGTGCTTGATAATAAGTTTCGCACTTTCTAGTTTTTGGTAACTGCTTTTGCTGCTACCCCATGGTGCGCTAATTGCTTCGCTAACTGTATTCATATCTCTTGCCTTTTGTGCTTGGTAATCAAAGTCTTTTGGTGTAATTTTCTTAGTATAAGTTTTCAACGTGTATTCGATAATGCTACGATTTGCTAATTTTTTAATAAGATACAGTGTGTCTTTTAACTTGTCCATATCTGTACCAGTACTTACACTAACTTTAATTTCACGCCGACTGTCTGTTTCGTCTAAATTAATCATAGTATAAACGTCAGGAATATAAAAACGTCTTGCTTCATCGGTGTCGACAACACTGTCTCCTTCATCGGTATACATTTCAAGATTGTATCCGTTGCCTTTGATAATTTTAAATATTTTTTCTGCAATAGTTTCTGAACTAATCATAATTATAAACTTTCTTTATACTATTTATATTAAAAAGCTAATTGGCATCGGTTCTATATTATCTTCGTCGTCGAAGCTATCTCTAAGTTCATTGTATGTATTTTCATCATATTGGGCCACTTGGTTAGCTATTCGAACAACAAGTAATGCAGCCATAACTAAATCGTCAGTTTCTCCGTCTTTGGCAGCATACCCACTACCTCTAGCAATAAATGTTTTAGTTTCTCTAAGTAGTGCACTACTAGCAATTTCCATTTTCCCGTTTTCGACCCAGTTTTTAAATTTACTACATGCTGCAAGTTTTGATCTGTTAGTTGTAGTAAATCCTTTTCTATATGCTCTACTACTACCTGCTTTTCT